TTACAATGTTCCAAATGACCCACGGAATATTTCCACAGTGCCAACGATGCACACTCTTGTTCTGTCTGCTTATACGATTGCTTTCAAATATGACGTGTTGATGGGGATACAGTGGTATGCTCCCGGTCTCACACCTCAATCAATTGGGGACCGGTTGTGTGCTTTGGCTGCTGAGAATGCTACGTTAGTGGAAGGCGATTACTCGCGCTTTGATGGGACACAAACACGCTGGGTGCGGGAAAACATCGAACATGCTGCCTATCTGCGCTGGGCAGCACCCTGTTACCTGGATGAGTTACGCAAGTTGTTAAAATCCGAATTTGACGCTAAGGCGTTTACCAAGTCAGGCATCCGCTACGAGCCGGGATGCAGTCGGTTAAGTGGATCACCACTCACTACAGATGGGAATACCATGATCAATGCATTTGTGACGTTTGCAACGTTACGAGAGCTTGGTTTTGATGCATTGTTTGCGTTTCACCACGCAGGCATGTTTTATGGTGATGATTCGCTTATGACAGGCGCGGTTGTTGGCAGTAAGGGCTTAGGAGATCTTGTCCGAGTTGCTGGCACGCTTGGTTTACAGCTGAAGGCTGAAGTTCGGGGTGTTCATACTCCCGTGAGTTTCTTGTCGCGCGTCTTTGTGGACGTGTGGTCAACTTCAGGCTCCTATGCAGCGCCCTTGCGAGCGTTGTTGAAGATCCATACCACAGCAAATGCCGTTGATGATTTGCGGCTCTGTGGGTACCAGAAAGCAACGGCTTATTTGGTCACCGACCCGGCTACTCCATTCGTTTCGGATTGGTGTCGAGCATACTTACGTGTGCTTGGTGCTGATCTTTCGGAGCAGCTTGGTGATGGTGTGACTGATGTTGAGCTCCCATACTGGTATTTGGTCAAGGAGTACCGTGAATCACCTTGGAACCAGGATTCTGTTGAGAACCGGGTTGATGAAGTGGCTGAAGCACTCGGAGTTACTGAGGCAGAGCTCTTGCAACACATTGCCAAGTTGCAGAGCTTTACTGGTAAGCTGACCGATTTGCCCAGGCTATCAATCTCACCACTCGGTGTCAAGGTAGAATGCACGGTTGACGGTGAAACACGCCGCCCTGGAGACACGTTAGTTACACTCAACGTGGCAAACACGACTGTTTTAGATGGCGACAATAATGGTTCCAGTGATCAGCGACACGATGTTGCAAAGAATGTTCCGTTTAGCAGAGGACTTCACGCTAATGGCAAG